GTCCAGTAGGTCCAGTAGGTCCAGTAGGTCCAGTAGGTCCAGTAGGTCCAGTAGGTCCAGTGGGTCCAGTGGGTCCAGTAACTCCAGTAGGTCCAGAAATTCCTCTTGGTCCTTTAGGACCATCAGGACCAAATTTACGATGAAAAACTTCACAAATTATCATAATCTTATACTATCTTAATAATATTTTTAGTCTTAAATATTATTTTTAAAATTAATTTAAATTTAAATTTTTTCAATTATAATATTTGCTTCATTAGCAAAATATTTTACCAATTCATCATTATTATAATCATTAATATAATTTATTTCTTTAATACCAGATGCACATAATATTTTCATACAATTAACACATGGATAGTGAGTAATATAAGCTTTAGTATTTTTACAACTAGTACCTCGTTTTGCACAATCAGCTATAGCATTTTGTTCTGCATGAACAGTGGCCATTTCATGTCCATCTCTAATTTTTTGATTATGTGAACATCCAGGTAAGTAGCCATTATATCCTTGTGATATAATTCTATTATCTTTAACTAAAATACAGCCAACTTGCAATCTTTTACAAGGGGAACGTGTTGCAGTTAAAAGAGTAAGCTGTTTGTAATAATCATTCCATGAAGGTCGATTAAGTTCTTTATTCATAAATTAAATATTATTACGTTTTTAAGTATAATGTATAATATTTAATATATTATAATGAATAATGCATCATTAATAAAAATTTATATTAAAAGTTTAATCAAAAATATAAATACAAAAGAAATACCAAAAGAAATAGATATATCTTTTGATAGTGGTGCTTTTAATGGAATGTATAGTTTAGGTTGTGCATATTATCTTAAAGTAATGGAAGAACTTAAATATTTAAAGGTAAAACGTGTTTCAGGTGCAAGTATAGGAGCATGGATAGCTTTAATATATCTAACTAATGCAGATATAAATAGTGATGATATATTTAAAGATGTATCTAAATATTTTAAAAAAAATTGTAATTTTAAAATTTATAAAAATATAATTAAAAATTTTATAGATAAAAATGTAGATAACATAGATAAATTAAATGATCGTTTATATATTTCATACTATGATATTAATAATTTTGAATTAAAAACTATTAGTAAATTTAAAAATAAAGAACACCTATATGAATGCATAATTCGTTCATCACATATACCATATATAATGAATGGTAAATGTTACTATAAAAAACGATATATAGATGGATTAATGCCATATATTTTTACAGATAATATAAGACCAAATTTGTTTATAAAATTAATTACTTATAAAAAAATAATAAAAGCAATAAAATTTAATGAAGAAAATTCGCAACATAGAATAATAAATGGTATAGTTGATATAAATAATTTTTTTATGGATGGAGATTCAGATATGTGTAGCTATACAAATAATTGGTCATATTATTATATAATTGAAAGATATGTTAGAGAGATATTTATAATAAATATATTAAAATTTATAAATCTTATAATAGTATTATATACACAAGTTCCTTTATCTATAAAAAATAATAATACTTATATAAAAATATTAAGTATTACAAAAAATTTAATAAAAGATATATATTTTATCCTCTAGATCCAACTGGAAATGGTCGTTGATTATTTTCCATAACCAAAGGAATTGGCATAATTAATGGTGTAGTTTGAAACCAGGGTTTCATTGGAATATTTTTAAGTTGTGGATTTACAGGTTCTTGAGGAGAAACTAAATTAGTAGAATTTATTCCAAATAAAGCACTTTCTATTTCAACTGGATTACAAGATAATGTATCTCTAGGCATATGACTGGGAGTATACCCAAGACAAGGTATAACCGGATTAGTAACACTACCATAAGCTGAGTGTTTATATAATTGCCAGTCTCGTGCTAAAGCATATTCTTTTTGTTGTAAACAATAATTACTTGGTGTATTATTATTACGAGTAGATGCCATGTATATAATATATAGAACATAATATTTTCCAATTATCGTACATAGAAATGTATGACCTGCAGATGCAATCAATGTCCCATTGGCAAGTTTTCATCTAAATTCCTTGAAAATCTATCTGAAATGCAGGTGCAGGGACAACAGTAGATGGCATAGGATCAGGTTTTGCAAGATGTCCCCATTTAAACAAATAATTAGATTTTTCACCACTACTACCAGCACGTTTTGCAGCACCAGAAGGTCTCATAAAACCAGTAGCAATTGGAGCAGCTCCTCCTTTTTTGTTGCCACCAAAATAAGTATTTCCAGAAACATAACCAGCATTAAGTGTGAAAACTTGTTCTTGAGGCATCATACCATTAACATTACCAGTTCCACTTAATAAAATATTTCTGGCAATAGCAGATCTACCATGATGATATCTAGGTGCATTTCTTTGAGGCATTATATTATTTCTATAGATTATTTCTATAGATTACTTATTAAATTATTAAATGATAGTTCTGAAATATGATTTTTATTTATTAAATCACAAATACACTTATGAGTATAAGTAAATAATTCAAATTTAAATAATAACTTAAAAATATCAAAATCTTTTGTTCCTGTTAAAAATATAAGAAGTTGAAGATTATCAGATTTTCTAGCTTTATCAAAAATAATTTTAAATTGTTCATTATTTTTAACAAATTTAAAAAGGTTAATAGTTTTTTCAGAGATAATATTATCATCCCACTGTTCTATCATAAATGCCTGTAAAAATTGAATACGATATAAATCTTCTTGTTCTTGAAAATCATCTAAATGTAAATAAGTACAAATAAAATCAGTTGAGTAATCCATAATTTAATAATTATTATAAATAATTATTAAATAGTTTATATATATTGTTTACTTGTATGAGTTTGTGTATAATCTTTATCTTTAGTTAATTCTCTAGAAGGTAAACCACCTCTAATCCAACCTTCAGCTGCGACACCTTCAACTAAATTAGATGGATTAGTAATAGTAGCCTGAAGAGATGGAATTAATGGTGTATTTTGATAACCCATATAACAAACTTCACTAGAAGGATTAACACTTTTTCTATTATTTGCTAGATCACCTTGTTGAATTTGTGATTCTAAAACAGGATTACTTTCACCCCTACCTAAAAAAGGTACTGTTGCAAAAGGTCGTTGAAATAAACTTAAACGACATTTAGGTCTAGATAATTTAGACATAGATAATTGTGAATTATCGTCAATATTACAACCATTAATTCCAACCTGATGGCTTCCATGTGGAATAATTGCTGGCTGACTAGTAGCAAATGCCATAGCATTGTTCATGGGGCAATCTGGAAAATAATTATCTAACATATAATTACAACTATTTATATTTTGAATATTACGTTGACTTAAATCGCATTGATCATCACCAATTCTTGATGTTTGATAAAAAGTATAATCATATACAGTCGCCATATATAATGATAAAATATATTATTTTTACTAAATTTTTTAGTTATTTCCATTTATTTGATGTGCTGGAGGCATAGATTGTGAACATGCAAAAGCATTGCCTTCTTTGCATGAGACCATATCACCATAGCAAAAATCTGCAAATGCTTTTTGATCATTAGGAATTTTAGTATTTGGAGTAGCATACCAAGTTCGCATAGATTGATCAAATGTAAAACTATCTCCTAAATCCTTAAAAAGTTTATCTTTAATATTAGGATCATTACCAAAATTACTATCTACAAAAAGTTGTACATCTTTATTAATTTTATTTTCAACTACAGGATTAAAAGAAGGAGCAGCAGGTTTTCTATTTGGTTCATCATTGATTTGAGTTAATAAAACATTCATTGCGGGATTATTAATAGTAGGTTCTTGAAATGATTGTAAATTATTTTTATAATTATTTGAATTAATAAATCCCTCATTTTTTAATTCATTTTTAGAAGCATGTTTTTGTATTTGAAATAATATTATAATAGCACCTAAAGTGACTAGACCTGTAATAAGAATTTTAATAGTATTTGTAATTAAGTATCCTAAAACAGTTAATATAATAACAAGTCTAGTTATAGCATTTAATTTTTCTGATGATGTCATTGAAGATATAGGCCAAAGTTTAGTAATTTCACTTTGTTTAAATAATATAGTAGGATCATTTAACCAAAAGGTTGTCATTATATATACTTATAGCTAATAAAAAATTTATTTTTTCTTATTTTTTTTTTTGTTACCAGTATTGGGTTGTCTAGCACTTTTTATAGGAGCTTCACCTGTAGAAAAAACAAAACTTTCTACACCATCATGATTAGGTCCTTTAGATTTTAATAAAACATCTTCTTTTTCTTTTTGTCTCTGTTCTAATTTAGCTCTCATTCTTTCTTTTTGCTGTGCTTGTCCCATTTGTCTTTGTAAATGTGCCTGCATAGCATTAACATTTAATTTACCTCCACCCATTCCTTGCATGCCCATCTGACCAAACATATTTTGTAAATTGCTCATACCAGGCATATCTTTCATTTTTTTTACAAGCTCACTAGCTTCCGCCAATAATTCACTTTCTTTAATTTCACCAGATTTCATTTTATTATCTAGTTTTGTGCCTACATTTTTTATTAAATCCATTAGTTTTGTGGGATTTTTAAATAATTTTTTAAAAACATCATTTACTGAAGATTCATCTTTCATATCGATCTGGATATCTTGAGCAGTCTCTTCGGCAATTTCTTTAGCTAATTTACCAAGTTTTCCTTCCATCATAGAATTTACATGTTGATGTAAAAGTTCTGGATCAGGAAACTTTTCCATATTAGGAGTATCAGTATCTTCAGAATTTAAATTATTACTATTATCAAATACTTCTTGCATTTGAGAGATTGTTTCCTCTAATTTTGCTTTAAATTCATTTTCATTAATTGCTTCGAATAGTTTTGCTGTATCACCAAAAGAATCATGTTTTGATAAAGAAGTAATTATTGTAAATAAAATTAATTGTAAATATTTCCATATTGTTTCTTTAGTATTATCTGATATATTTTCATTCCAAAGTATTTTAAAATCTATTCCTGGTAAAAAAGTAACATTTGTTTCACTATCATTATTAAAAATTTCTGTATTTTGATAAAGAATATCAAAAAATCTTTCTGGAAAAATTAATACACAATAATCATATACTTTTTCAGCATTTATTTCATAATTATCACTTTTATTTTTAATAGCAAGTAAATCTTCAGTTAAGTTTTTTTCTAATTCAGGAAAAGTATTTAGTAAATCATTTATCATATCACTAATAATTTGAATAAATTCTTTTAAACAATTTTTTTTTTTATTAGTAGTTTCAGGATTAGTGGTTTCAGGATTAGTGGTTTCAGAATTAGTGGTTTCAGTATTAGTAGTTTCACCATTAGTGATTTCAGGATTAGTGGTTTCAGAATTAGTGGTTTCAGGATTAGTGGTTTCAAGATTAATAGTTTCTAAATTACTCAATTCAGAATTAGTTGTTTCACCATTAGTGATTTCAGAATTAGTGCTTTCGGAATTAGTAGTTTCACAAGTATCTTTACTTGTATTATTTAATAACTTATCTTTATCAGTTGAACTCATTATATATTTAATTAAAAATTATATTTTTAAATCAATCTTAATTAATTATATAATTCGCATAATTTAGTTAAATTTTGCATATATTTTATTACTTTGCCTTGTTCTTCAGTATTCATTTCTCGTACAGGAGTACGTAAATACTCTATTTTATCTAAAATCATTTTATTAGACTCAGGATCTATTTCCACATCACTTTTATAATCTTTATTAATAAAAAAATCTAGATCTCCGTTTAAAATTTGTTCTTTATAGATAGAAACATAACTTTTAAATGTTACTATAATTAATTTTGGATTAGCTTTTTTCATTTGAATCAAAGCATTTTTACAAGTAAGAAGATCATTATCATTAGGAAAAACTCGTTCAATATCTTCTAAAAATTCTACAAAATGAGTATTAAAAGTTTTTAATATTTGGCTACTATTATTCATATTAATTATATAACAATTATATTTTTAAATATATTAATAATAATAATTATATTACACCGACCGAAAAGAAAAATGAGACAAAACCGAATAATCAATTATAAATTTTAAAAGCATGTTTTATATAATTTTCTAGATGTTTTGATTTTATTTATATATTATATAATGGCTAAAACTTTAAAAGTAAGAAAAGGACCAGCTTCTAGTGCAACTAAATTTAGTTTAGGAACAAAAAAGAAAGGTAACGATGGTAATATGTGGAAAATAGTTCAAAATAAAAATGGTACCAAGCGTTGGTTAAAAATATCAAATAAATCAAATAATATAACTAATAAAAAATCTGTAAAAATAAAACAAAATAAATCTACTCTTGATAATAAAATGATATGGGGAAAATTGGGTAGTGTTTATAGTCCAAAAAAAAAACATTACTTAAGATTAGGAACATCAGAATCATTTAATGTAATACGAGATGAACTAGTTCGTGATAAGGAATGGTATAAACGAGTTAAATTTATGGCAAAAAGAGGAGGTGTATTTGGTGATAAATTAAAAACTCTATTATAATTAAAATTAATCTCTACAAGATAATAAATATAATGAAATTAGCAAAAGTTTGGATAGAGAAACAAAAACGACCAAATGAATTTCATTCTCATATTTCGTCTTTCACCAGTTTTCCGAACACAATCGGGAAATCTGGAAAAAGTTAGACCATCAATATTGATTTTACACTACCGATAGACAAAATGGAAAATATTTATTTTAATAAGTTTGTCTCATTTTTCTTTTCGGTCGGTGTAATAATAATAATTATTAATGTGGATTTAGTTCTGATTGTCTTTGAGCCTGTAACTGTTCCATACTAATTTTACCTATTTTATCTGGTTGATAATTATCTGGGGGTGTTTCTATCATATTATTATCATTAATACTTGAATAATGATGCTGTTGTCTTAATCCACCATTACCTTTAGCTGATAAATCATCGGATGATTGATCTAAAAAACTATAATTATCAGAAGCTACACCAAATGCACTACCGCCTAAAGAAAATGCCATAGGTTCCATATTATTTTGTGTAACCTGTTTTTGAACAGCAAGTTGTTTAGGTTCTAAGTAATTAGTTATTTCTTGTTCAAATAATACTTTATGACCTTGATTTAATAATAATAATGCAGGAACTTTATTTACTGTTGGTGGTAATAAAATTTCTTGTCCATTTTCCAATTGAATATAAATTGCATTGTTAGGTTTTTTAATTCGTTTATCAATACAAATAAAATGCATTTCATCTTTAATTCTGCTAGTAGATATTTTTTGTAAAATAGATTTACTATTTTGACAATAATTGCTATAATATAGAATACAACTCATATATTTCTAATATTTTTAATATTTTAATATCTTTATATTTTAACTTATTTTAATAAAAATTGATTTAAATTATATATGAAATTATATATAACTAAATATTATGAATCCAGTTATCTCAGAACTTCAGGAAGATGATAATTATTTAAAATTTAAAATTTCAAATATTAATGTTAGCTTAGCTAATGCTATTCGTAGAATAATTTTATCAGAAATACCGTGTATAGTGATAAGAACTATGCCATATGAAAAAAATGATGCTACTTTTCATAAAAATACAACTAGAATGAATAATGAATTAATTAAACAAAGATTAAGTTGTATACCTATTCATATTACTGACACAGATTTTCCTATTGATGATCATATTGTTGAAATTAATAAAAAAAATAATACTGATAGTATCAATTTTATTACTACCGAAGATTTTAAAATTAAAAATATTAAAACAGATACATATTTAACATCTGCAGTAACAAAACAAATATTTCCACCAAATAATATTACAGGTGATTATATTATACTAGCTAGATTAAGACCAGAAGTCTCAAATGAAATAGAGGGTGAAGAATTATCTATTTCTTGTAAATTATCAATTGGAAATGCAAAAGAAGATAGTTCATTTAATGTAGCTTGTACAGCTTGTTATTCTGCAGCACAAGACAGTGTAAAAATAAATGAAGTATGGGCAAAAAAATATAAAGAACTTCAAAGTAAAGGATTACCTTCGGAAGAAATTGAAAATATTAAAAAAGATTGGTTATTATTGGATGCTAAACGGATTATTTTACCTGATACATTTAACTTTACGATAGAAACAGTTGGAGTTTTTAGTAATATGTCAATAGTATTTAAAGCTTGTGATATTTTAGTATCAAAACTAAAAAATTTACAAGAAAAAATACAAGCAAATCCTGAATTAATTACTACAGCAGAAACAACAATAAATAATTGTTTTGATATTAAATTACCTGGAGAAAATCATACATTAGGTAAAGTAATCGAATATATATTATATAGTAAACATTATAATAAAAAAACATCAGATAAAACACTATCTTATTGTGGGTTTCAAAAACCACACCCTCATATAGATGAATCTTTAATTCGTTTAGGTTTTTATAATTCAATTGATAAAACAGAAATTATTAATTATATCTCAAATGCGACAGATGATGCTATTAATATATTTAAAAAAATTGGATCTGAATTTCGCAATGATTAAATAATTTAAAATTTGTTTATGTTTTGTTGTCATAGTTGGTATTTCTAATTATAAATATTATGTAATATTTATAATTCTATTTTATATTTATATTATATATAATGAAAACTTGTAAATATTTAAAAAAAAGAAAAACACAAAAAAAATATAAAAATCGTCGTTATAAATCTGTCTCTAGATCTAGATCTTATAATAGAAAACCTATGAAAACAATAAAAAAAAAATCTCGTAAAAATAAGAGATATAAATTATTTGGAGGAGCTGATGGAACTCCAATTAAAGATATTAATTTACAATTACTTGCTGGAGAAAAAATACCTAGATATATGATGGGATATGGTGAATTTAATCAACCTCAACCATGTGGTTCTGTTTCTGTTTTAAATACTAATACTAGATGCACAGCTGGTAGTGGTCCAGCACAAGTTGGAGGTGGATGAGGAATGTCGTCACCAGTTGTTACTACACAAACTGGTGGCGCTTGACCAATGAACTTTATGATGTCACAAAAAAATATATCACCTTTGCAAAAAGGTGGTGGCTGACTCATATAAGTATCATATTTAAATTTATAAAATTTTCTAATGAAATTTATTTCATATATGACACCATTTTTATAAATCTAAGTGAATAATTATGGTTGAGAAGGAAAATTTTATTTATTTATTTAATTTTTTACTCGTAAATGATAATTTAGTGAAAACATAAGTTGAGATGGATGTAAATTTTTACAATAATCTTTAACTACTTCTATTGTTACATATTTATTTTGAGTACGTAATTTTTCACAAAAAATACCATGAATTTTATACATATGATTTTTATATTGAAATTCATAATTTGTTAGTGGAGCATGTTTTTTAATGTAACAAGATACATAATAATTATATAATTTATTAATGAATGTATTAATTTTATTTTCATATTCATTAAATTTTTCTTTATCCTCTGGATAATATTTTAAATAATCGTTAATATTATCACTATTCCGAAGTGTAATATAATGATATAGTAATTTAGGTTGATTACCTTTTAACATTCTTACTTTTTCATAATTTTTATTACGAAACTTCATTCTCATACCAGTTGCATTTTCTTTAATAATTATACCTAAATGGGTATAATCAATATTATTACTATAATATGATTTTAAATCATAATAATTTGTAAATTTAAATTGCTTAGGAAATCTAACATTTGTTTCAGTAAAATATAAACTTTCTAATTCTTCTCTACTAATTTCAGTTACAGTTAAATTATCATTATTAATATGATATGCAGCACATAAATATAAATTCATATTAGTGAAAGGAACAACAATTCTATTATCTGGATGTTGAAATACAAAACTATAACAATAATTTTTATTTAATCTATTGAAATTTAGATTAACATGATTACAAACTTCTAGAAACATAGTTCTAAATGTTTTATTAACATTATTATCACTAACAAAGAAATTATTTTTAGCACCAATTGCACTTTTACTAGCAATTTCCCATTCTTGGTTTTCATGATCAAAGAATAAGTTAATCATTGTACCCTCAATAAATTCTTCTGCAATACAATTTGCTGGATGATATCTATACATAAACATATCTTCATTCATAGCTTTAGGTGGAGAAAATACAAGAATTTTACCATTTTTATGAATTACTGAACGAAATAATCCTGATGTAGTAACAGTATCATTATTAATAAATTGTTTATCATATTTAATAATATGATATACATCTTTATTATCTTTATTATCTTTATTCCATGCTTTTTCAATTAACTTTAAGTTATTAAGGATATTATTAATAGATGATGTATTATTAGATCTATTATTAAATAGTTCTTGTACATTATTAACCGTATTTAAATTGTAGATCATTGTCATTATCTAATTTATATTTATTTCTTTAACTAGTTTATATATCAATTTTTTCGTAAATGATAAAAATTTCTACTGTAAGTATAAGGTAATGAGTCAATCACCAAAAGAGGAAGATAAATTAAATTTACAATTGGGAGATATAATTCAAATAATTGCACCTACTGATGATGATATAAATGAAAAAGTGTATTATATAACATATATTGATCTATCTGAAATATTATTAATTAATAATAATGGTGAAAATAGAACTTTATTTATAGATGATGGTAAACTAAGAAATGAATCTATAGAAAGTATTATAATATTAAGTCGTTCTGAAGAATTAGGATATGCTAGACAAAACAATTTAATTCCTGAAAATTGGATAGATATTTATTTTAGTGGAGATGTACCTTTTGTATTAACAGGAAAAATTACTAATTTAGAAGAAGATCAAATTGAAATTACTTTATATGAAGATAATCAAAAAATTTATATAGATTTTGCTTATAAAGGTATACCAAAAGATATACCAATAGAAAAAATAGTAATAAGAGAAAGTCCCCCAGATAAAGCACTAGATAAAGCAGCAGATAAAGAAAAAGAAGTTACTGAAATAAAGTCTTTAACACCAGCATCTTTAAAAATACCAGATGAATTACAAGTTCAAGAAGATGATATTGAAGAATTAATTCCTAAGGCAGAAGTTGAAGCACAAATAAAAAATTTATTACTTGATGCAGATCAAATTATTATTGGTGAAGAATTAGAAGCTATTACACAAATAGTAGATGTTCCTGAACAACAACAGAGATATGGAATAGAAACACAAACAAATGATTTATTAGATGAATTATTATCTACAATTCCAAATGTTAAGAGAACAGAAACGGTTCTTAATAATATTCATAAATTAATTCAAAGATTTAAACAATTACGAGAAGAATTTTCTACTATGGATGAACAAAATAATGCTTTAATGCCAAAAATACAAGGTGCTGATTATAAACCTCTTGTAAAAGTATTAGAAGCATTAAATAAAAAATTGTATTGGTTATTACCTGTAGCTAAAAATATTAAAAAATTATATGATCTAGACTTAGATGTGCAGGATGAATTTCAAGATGTAATACCATTAACAGTAGCAGAAACAAGAATAGATGAAGAGAGAATTATTAATACATATCTTCAAAATTTAGTTCCAGATGGTGAAAATAAATATTCATATTTATTGAAAGAATTAAATCCTTATTTAACACCTTATAATAATCCTGATTTAGATAATATTTTAGTTAATAAAAGAGTTAATGCTAATATTACTGCAGTAATAGATAATATGGAAGATTTTTATTCTTCAATAGCTGAAAATGATAATGTTAAACGTAGAAGATTTTTAATTCAAGAATATAATCTTGGACAAAATATGTTAGATATAAGCAAAGTTAAAGGTGGAAATGAAATAGTATCATACACACCTGTAACATTAAATGATAATATTACTATTAAATCTCTTCTTATTCTACCTGAAAGTGCAGTTAATTTCTCTCATATAAATCTACCATCTACAAACATTATGATTAAAGCAAATTTAAATCAACACTTTATTCAATATTGGCAATTATTAAATAAATCTACAATTACTTCAACAGAAATAGTTGATAATATAGAAAAACCATTAGAACATGATATTAATACTTTTTTAAATAATATAAATGAATATGTACCTGATGCAAGTATTGATGATGAAAATAAGTATAAAAAATTTTTGGAAACAGTAATACCAAAAACAAGAGTGTTATTTGAATTAATTAAATCAAATATTAATGAAAAATTATCTATTTATGATCTTTTAAAATATTTGGAACCATTTATGATTTATCAAAAAGATTTATCTTTTAAACAATATGAAGAATTTAATATATTTATTAGTGAAAAAATAAAAGAATTTAAGAAAAAATATTCTGCTAGTAGCAAAGAATATAACTATTTATTAGAAAGAAAATCAGTTAAGATAGAACCCTCTATTTTAAGGTTAATAAATAAAGAATTATTAGAACAATTAAAAGAGTATTATCAGATGGATAAACTGTCTTTACTAGATATGTCTAATAGTGAGCTAT